CTTACTGATGGATCTATGATAGCATCGACAGTGATATTTGCTGTTGGTAGCGTATCAATATCTACTTCAAATACAGCCGTGTCTTCATCAACAAAGTTAACTGTGCCATATATGTCTCCACTGGTATTGTCTAAGTCATCTGCTGTCTTTAATAATAACAAGCCCTCATTTGCTTCTATATTTCCGTATGTAGCGAACAGCGATACCCAGTTGAAATCATCATCTAATATACTAACTGTTTGATCTTGGTTTACACTTATCTTTATCTTACCTGGTGTTATCACAAACTGCTTGATACTGTCAAAGCATGATTGTAGTGGGTCAGTGATGCCTCTGAGTTCTGCTTTTTCTAAACTGGTATCAAAAACATTGGTAACGATTTGCTTGATTATTCGTTGCTTGCTGACTTTAGATGGAGGAGAAATCCAAACAGGTACTTTGAATTGCATGGATGCAAAGTCATTAGGACTATCAGCTCCCACAGGTATTCCTCTGCTACTCCATGTTATGTTGGTTAGTTCTACTTCAAATATACTAGACCAGTCTAACACGTTATCTGTTGTTTGTATCTGAACAGAAGGGTTAAAAACAGTCATTATTTGTTCAAAAATCTGGAACTTATCTGTGGTATTTGTTGTCCAAATATCAAGCTGAACATTCAGATTGTAAGGTACTGGCATATAAGACTCAATGCTATAGCGGTTCCCCGCTTCAGTACCATAAGTGTCACTATCTGAGTCGTATACTCTTTCTACTGCTCTTGACTTTCTTACAAACATCGTATCATTTCTTCTTTCTGGTGCTAACTCAAGATTGGTAATGTACGCAGCCATTTGTGGTGCACTGAGAACTGTGTTTTGCGAGTTTTCACGCAGTATGTTTGCAACCATTCGATTCATATCACCATACTTTACTGGCACTCTTTTGAACACACCTGGAGTACTTTCAATTTTTATATCACTGAATATCCGTATAAACTGTAACAAGTATCTGCGTAACTGATTGTCGAAAAAGTAATCCATTATTTTTTAGGCCTTGGCTTAACTAGTTTGCTTAGTGCTTGTTTGCTTGGAACAACGGACCCATCATCATTGGTAATGTTTTCATCGTTTTCAATGAATGTATCCAGAAGTTTGTTCTGTGCTGTCCAAGGTAGTTTTCTTTGATCAGTCTCAACACGCTTGAACTTACAGTCAGATATTTTTTGGAATAGTACTGGTGGATGAAAGTCTGTTCTCAAGAAAAAGTCATTGATCTGTAGATTATCTGGGAAAGTGTCTCCGCTACCACTCAGTTGTATACCATTCGGTGGTGCACCATCACCTGTTCTCCTGTGGATTATACCAGCAGTACCATCTGGGTGCATCTGAACATAAAGATGATCTGCTCTATACCAAAGAGGATCATACTTCACATCTTTCTCAGCTTCTTCTATGATTTTGTCTGTTATTTCTTGGTCTCGATCAGCTTGACTAAGAATGTCTCTGAGTGTTTCATCACAGCAATCATCACCAGCCTGAGGGCCGATTGTTCCATCTTCGTTTACCACACGGTCCAGAATCTGCTCAAACTCTGGACTATCAGTGATCATCTTTGCTCTGACTCTCCACATATGATTCCACCACCTTGGGCTAAACCCTTCTGCTGGATAACTGGCATCTTCAACCACGTAGAAACGATTCACTGCACTTTTTTCTTCATCCAATCCAAAATATTCTCTGAGATGTGGAAGTTCTAAAACATCACCACTCATTAGTTTGCGACCTAAACGGTCCACCATATCGTTTAGATGAAAGGTGATTCTGATTGTATCGTCAGTAAGAAAGATGCCGAACTGAGTTAAGTCTAGATCAGTGTCTGCTGGTGTATAAGACCCACGTAGCTCATAAACACTGCTATCATACTTTCTGTTACGATTTTCTAATAACAGAATGTCTCCGATTGTCAGTTCATCAGTTTCTTCATTTTCTATTTCTGGGCCAGTGTATTTGTGTACAAACACACCAGTCGCACCAAGATCAAAGTTTTCTCTGGAGATGCGATCTATGTAGGTATAATCAGCCTCTTGTTTGGGCTTCCACAATGAAATTTTTGGCATAACATTATTTACCTGTCATTCCACTGTGAAACTAAAACTTCCAACATGATCACATTGTATGTCAGTGTCTGCCCATATACTAAATCCACAATTGGCAGCTTGTACACAGAAATACACATCTTCACTGTATGTGAAACGATGATCAAGAGCTTCTTTATATACAAAATGAGGCATCGGTACTGTTTCTAAAACTTTTCTTTTGATCAACAAACAACCAAATCCACAACCATCTACTTCAATCAGTCCTTTGCCTCGTATGTCTTCATATGGTATGTGTTCTCTGCTAACACTATCTCTGGCTCGGTATAGCTCAATCGTATGCGTTCCAGGTATTCGTTGTATGTAAACACCACTCACCATGTCTTTATCATAGTTCAGCATTTTAATTAAGGCATCTTCAGGAAGAACAATATCAGAATCAACACTGAACAAATAGTCATACCCATTATCTAAAGCATACTCACTTATTTGATTTCTTTGTTCTTCTATGTTATCACCTAAGAAATACTCAAAGTCCACCCTGTATCCATCGGGGACTTTTAGTCTTAGTATTGATTTGAAACAATCAGTTTCTATGTACTTCATTGCTGGTACTGCAATCAACACACGCTTAGTGTTGTTGTTTCTTGCAATAGCAGCAGTTTGGTTTTGTTCTTGTGCATTTACCTTATAGTCATTCAGTGGATTGATATCGTTATACATACACAACACATCACTCACTGCAACCACTTTGTCTGGATCAGCAGCTTCTAGTATATTGTAGAAAGTTGCAACGTCACCACCCGCTCTGAACCAATTCCCATCGTGATCTTTGAACACACTGTTGTCTACTTTATCCAGCAATCGCTTTCTGAAGGTTCTCAGGTGTGTATAAGGTAATCCCCATGTAAACTGATGATCACGATATGTTTTGTTTTGCTTTACATGGTTTGGGTATGGTTGTGCAATGAGTGGTATATCATCTGCCATACTCCAACAGCTACCATATGTGAACTCAGCACCTCTGTGATGTAGCATGTTAATGTACTTTAGAACATTTGGGTTGGCAATAAGCTTATCGTCACCATCAAGTAGTACTATTATTGCATCTGGGTTGTCAACCAATTCTCTTATGGACATGATTTGGTTAAACACAGCACCGACATTTTGGTTGTTATTAAGAGAAACAAATTGGTCTTTGATATCTCCTAAACTATCAACAGTATTCTCTACAACTTCCAAACTGTTATCATCACTATTGTCATTTATGAGTATGTGTCGGTAGTTGTAATAATCTTGTGCAGCCACGCTTTTTATATTGTCAGCGATATAGTCTTGTGCATTCCAATATGGACTGACTATAACAATTTCTCTTTCGGGGGCGTTGTATGAACCCCACTCAACATCGTTACTCATGCGTCTTCCGAATACTTCATGAACTCGGTTGTTGATATAATTGGCCTCACGAGTTTCTTCAATGGGCATATAAAGATCACACATAGCATAAATGTGTTGCTTGAATTGCAAAGCTACACTGTCCCATCCACATATGTCTTTTACATTGTTGCAATAATATTGTTTCTGTTGTGTGAGGTATTTGTTTGTGTGGGCAAAGCACACCATGTTTACAAAGTCTTCTACTTGTTCTTGTTTGTTTATGTTTGGAAACACAGCGTTTGGTGTCACGCTGTAGTCGATTTTCCAGCTACATAAATCAATCGCAACTTCCTCAAGTGCACCAAATCTTGCTGTTATTGGTACACAGTTATACGCTTGTGCTTCTAGCGTACTGATTCCGTAAGTCTCTGGAAACTCGGTTGGGTACAGAAAGAAAGTTGCAGTAGTGAGTATCTGTGCAATTTCACTTTGTTTTATGATACCTGTGAACTCTACATCTGAATAACCGTCATGTAGCTTTTTTAATTCATGCCATTTTTTTTCTTGTTCGTCTGGTTCACTGTTTTCTCTGAACTTATAGAAACCACCTATAATTTTAAGTCTGGCAGCAGGAATACGAGACTTTATTCTTGGCCAACAATCTGTTAGTAGAACTTCCATACCTTTGCTGACACTGGCATTGTACACAAACAGATTGGGATCTTTTTTTGATATGTCTACGTCTGTGTTGAATTTTTGTATTCCATTACGAGAAACGTAAATGTGATTCTTCAACACTTCAAAATTACGCTTCTTGCCATGGTCGCAGTTCATGATATAGCTGGTGTGCCAATCGCTCAGTGTCACTGCTTCATCAATGTGTCCATTCACAAGAAGATCTTCCAGATCTAACTCACGATCAATGAAAGTATCATGAAGCCACACCATTCTCCACTTCGCAGTACGAACAATGTTACTGTATGTACTACCTTTCATATATGGTATGATAGATCTGGATGATATAACAACATCATATACAGCAGTTGTGTTTGCAGCAGATGATAGGGGTAAGTATTCAACACCACCATAAACACCTGGTTCACAATCATCTATGTCACAAGAGTTGAAAACCGTGACTGAAATCCCCAACTTGACCAATTCTTTACTAAATAAAATACTCCAGCTTTCACTGCCTCCAAGACCACGTTTTGATAAGGTATTACCATCGTAGGGTAGTCCGAGTATATCGATAATTGCTATGTGCATTTTTCTCCTTGACAAGCAGATCGTTTTGTATTATTATTGTGATAATTATATCATAAGGGTGAACAGAATGGAAGAATTAGATATTAATAACGTAGTTAAAAAAGAACCAATCAAGTATGTATTTACCAATGACGCTTTAGCTGGTGTGGTTCATTATTACAGAAGAAACCGAGAACCATATGAGATTGTATCAGAAATGATAACCATGTTTACTGATTTCACTGGCGAACAAAAAAGAGTGCATAATCTAGATTATGTCAATGACGAAGATATTCGCCATGCAAACGAAATACGATCTTATTACACAAAGAAGTTATTCTTGAGAAAACTCAAGGGTGAACACAGAGTATCAAAATTCAAAAAATCAATGCAAGATATCCTTTCAAGGGACGATAGAAATCGAGTTACACTAGAAGAATTCAAGATCCTTGTCAAGCTGCCTTGGTTCTATCATAATGACAAGGAAATGGATGCTCTTCTTGAAACGTATAACTGCGATGTTGAGAATTACAGCCAGTGGGAAGAAATAACCGAAGTCACTGAGTTGAGATTAGTAAAATTACTTTATATACACAATAGGCGCATGAAAATCGTTAGGTTCATGTTTGAGTTAGGAAACACTGGAAGGCTTGCCGCTATAAATATAAACTCTGACAATCCACTATTAGGTGTTTTTATTCGCACAATTGAGAAAGAAGGATTAACCATCGCAAGTGGTAATCTCACAATCAACCATATTTTAGGATCAGATAAAACATACTATACCTTAAGTAACTGGTTGAGTGTGTAAAAAAAAGAGAACAAAATGGCAACACTTGTAGTCGGTGATCTACACGGACAAATTCACTTCGCAGAGAAAGCACTAGCATCGGGGCACTTTGTTGTGTTCCTCGGTGATTATTTGGATAGCTTTACCAGAGAAGTAAGAGACCAAGTAGATACAGTTGAGTGTGTGTTGGAAGCATATGAAAGTGGACGCGCGGTGGCGTTGGTTGGTAATCATGAACTCAGTTACTTGTCACCGTTTTATCGCTGTAGTGGATATAATAGTGTGACACAGTATTTGCTTGAGAACAACAACCTTTTGGAGCGCATTGCAAGCTTACCCAGCTTTTGTACCATGGAAGGGTTTACTATGTCACACGCTGGTGTGTCAGCACACTATGACTTTGACGAGTATATTGAAGAAGGTGTGTACGAACAGATTGGTTACGCAAGGGGCGGATACAACTCCGTTGGTGGGTTGTATTGGTGTGATTGGCGGTATGAGTTCAAGCCACAAGAAAACCATCCGCAGATTGTTGGACACACACGTGGAAATCATATCAGAAAAAGATGTAATTCTTACTGCATTGATGTGTTAGAAAACAACAATCCACGATGCTTGTTGATTGATGGTGGTGAGGTCAGTGTGTGGAATCTAGATCAAAACACCGTTGACAACGAATATGAGATCGTGTATGATCCACTGAAAGGTAAGTGAACTACTGCTGAG